GGCTTGGCCTGTTATTTTCTTCGTCTGTTCAAGGACGGAATCATCGGCCTCACCGGCCCCAAGGGCGACACCGGGGCGCAGGGCGCAGACGGAAATCACGCCTACACGGTCACGACCACGGCGTTTAACTCGCCGTCTGTCGGCACACCTAACGTTCAGTTCAACATCATCCCCAGCCCGGTCGTTTCGGTGGGGCAGACGATTTATATTCCCGGCCAAGGCTGGTTTTTGGTCAACAACATTTTCCAAGGTCAGACGGTGTTTGCGTCCCTCGTGGAAGCGATTTCGACGCCTGAGGCCGTCGCCCCTCCCGGGCGGCTGGTCTTGCCCACGGGCCCGCGCGGGCTTTCTATTACGGGTCCGGCGGGGCCGCAGGGGGCAAAGGGTGACAAGGGCGACCAAGGTGCGAAAGGCGACACCGGGGCCACTGGCGCGACTGGCGCGACTGGTGCGGCGGGCACGGCGGCAACGAATGTTAATTCGGAAGTCGTCGGCGGCGGCTCGGACTACACAATGACGGCAGTCTATTCGCAAGTCGATTTCGGCGTTGCGGACCTTGAGGTAACGCTTCCCACGGCGGGGACATACCTCGTCATGGTGAACATTTCAGGCATCAATAATTCCGGCGCAACCCGGGAATGGGATTTCAAACTCTTCAATGCAACTACGTCGGCCGACGTCCCCAATAGCGAGATTCCTCGCTCCGTCGTCGTGAGCACCTTGCCGACGCAGGTGACGATTTTTTCCATTGTGACCACGGCGAGCCCTACGAATTTGATTCAGGTTTACGCGGCCACGAACAACGCAACGGCGACCCAAACGCTTCTCTTCACATGGAGCAAAATCGCATTCGTCAAGCTTGCGTAAGCACGCGGCCTTTGATTCAGGACCCGGACGGAGAATTCTCCGGCTGCTGTCGGCCGCGTGTAGGTCAGCGTGACTTGGACAAAATTCATCGCACGTTGCCGGTGGTTACCCTCGACAATGAGGATGAAGAAGTTTTGCAGGATGAAGACGGGCTCGCGGTGAACGACGAAATCACTGCCAATTATATTTACGACGACCTGAAGGCATAACATGGCAAAAATCAGTAATTATCCGGAGGAAACGGGCTCAAACCCGCAAGGATTTCTTTTGATGGCTGTGCGGCAGCCGGACAACACTTTTCAGACGAAGAAAATTGAGCCTGACCGCATCGGCGCACAAGGTCCCGTCGGCCCGCAGGGTGCGACTGGCCCCGCCGGGCAGAGCATTCAAGGACCTCCCGGGGCAACGGGCGCGACAGGGGCAACGGGCGCGACAGGCGCAACGGGTGCCACTGGTGCGACAGGACCTCAGGGTCCTACGCAATCGGATGTTCATTCCGACATCACGTATAACGCAAACGTTGCACTTGATTTCAACGCAGCGGCGAACTTCCACACGATTACTCTTGCGGGGCCTATCACCTTCACCTCCTCGAACCTCGCGACCATGCGCGAGAAAATTGTCCGCATCATTTGCGACGGGTCCAACCGGCAGATTACGTGGCCCGCCAATTGGAAGTTTGTTGGAGACCTTATCACGGCGAACACCTACACGTTGACCGCGAGCAAAATTTTGATGTTCTCGGTGAAAGCCTTCGGGGCTACGGATGCTGACTGCGTGGCCGCCGCAGGCGTGCAATCATGAACGCGTTCACCTACGGAGACCAAGCATTTCTCGCGGCGTGTAAACGGTCCATCAGCCCGATTAGCTTCCCCGGCCTGACAAGCTGGTGGAAGGCCGACAGTTTTTCGGAAGTGGACGGCACCCCCGTTTGCACCGTGGCCAAGCCATGGGTGAATCAGGGCATCGGCGGGAATGCCTCGACGGGCGGCACGCCCCCAGCGTTCAAAACAAACATCATCGGCACCAAGCCGGTCGTTCGGTTTGACGGCTCTGTTCTCGGGGCGTTTATTACCTTCGCCGAGGAGACCTTCGCAGGCGACTACACTGTCGTCATTCTGAATTCGACTCCCACGCACTTTGACACGCTCCTGATGCAGGGCTCGACGGGGCATCAACTCCGCCGCTGCACGCAGGCCAACCCGCCTAGCGTGACCGGCCGGAATATCTCCTCCGTTTACGACGGCGGGGCCGCAAGCCCTCCGCTCGAATGGTGGGGCGGCAACGTTTGCGGCGGCTTCCCGGCGACTCCCGTGGATTCCGGCGGCATCGAGTGGCCCATCATCAGCGACACTTTTCAGGTCAACGTTTTTCGGCGCACGGGACAGGCCATCGACTTCCGGCAGAACAAGCTGACGGTCGCGGGGAGTGGCAACAGCGGCCTTCGGTCTATCAAGCTTTCCCGAATTGGCAACTTGCTCGGCTCCGGCGGCGGCGTAGCGGGCCCGGTGGATTTCGGCGAAATCATCATGTATTCGAGTTACCTGTCGGATGCCAACCTGAATAGCCTTTACGACTCTTATCTGAAACCCAAGTGGACCACTCTCCCTTGACCGGGACTCACAAACAACAACCTTTTTTCTATGGCAACCTATCCTATAGACCTCGGCCGAAGCGGCATGGGCGCTGAAGTCGCTATGTCGTCCCCCGCTGAAAAGCACTACCCCACGCTGTATCTCGAATGGGACGAAAAGTATGACCTTCCGGACTCCGGCACCATGACGGTGAAGTTTAAGAAAAATTCGGAGACCAACACCAAACGCAAGGGCGAGGAGCATCAGACGGTGAGCCTTGACATTCTGGAAATCACCAGCGTGAAGGGGAAGAAATCTTCGCCCGCCGAGGAAGACGCCGGGGACATTCTGGACCGGCTGAAAAACGACGTCGAGAATTCGCGGGAAGACTCGCAGGAACCGGGCGAGGAATACTAATGATTATCGTCAACGAAATTTACGAGGATGCCGAGTCGATTTTCGGCCATTGCAACGAAAAAAAGTTGCTGCGGTGGATTACGGATTCTGTGCAGCTTCTTGCCAACAAAGGCGAGGTGGACCCGCTCGTCGGCTACGTTGACTTGTGCGTTTCGGGCCAGTGCGTGACTCTCCCGCGCGAGGTGGAAACCCCGCTCGCGGTGAATATCAATGGGCATCCCACACGCGGCCGGGACGAACTTTTTGTATTTCATTTGAACGGCCCCGGGGAACACATGCCGAGTTGCGACTTCACTTGGGTCAACGAGGGAAATTTTTTCACGTATCGCGACCTTCAGTGCCCGGCGAAGCTGATTGCATTTGTGGAACAGCCCGAAGACGCCGGAAAAATTCTGAAGGTGTTCGGATACGATGACCAGAATCGTCCACTCCGAACTGACCTGAACGGCACTTGGGAAGACGGCCTTCGCGTCCCAATGATTTACGGCTACGCGTTGCCCGCTGCTTCTGACCCGAAGGTCGCCCGCATCACCGGAATTGTTCGTGACAAAACTGTTGCCCCCGTCCGCCTCTCCAGCTTCGACAATTCGACTTCCTCGGGCACACTCCTCGGGGTTTTTGAGCCCGATGAAACCAAACCGATTTATCGGCGTATTCGGATTTCCCGCGCGTGCCCGTGGGTGCGTCTGTGTTACCGCAAGCGCAGTCTTGATTTGATTTCGCAGAACGACCGGATTCTTTTGCACTCACGCCCCGCGCTGATTTTGGCAATGCAGGCCCTCAAGAAATATCGCGAGTGGGATACGGCCGCCGCCGTGCAGCTTGAGGCGCAGGCAACTCGACTCCTGACGGAGCGCGAGAACGTTTTGCAGGCCCCTATTTTCAGTCCGATTCAAATTGAGGACCGGAACACCGTCAAAGTTCGGCCCTGTGAAGACCTCGACTAATGAGCAAAAAGCTACAAGACGGGGACGTAATGTTCCCCCTCGGGCAGGACTCCAGCACCGACCCCGTGGGTCTCGCGCCGGGGTATTACTCGCGGGGAATGAACGTTGTAAATCGTGGTGGAATCATCCAGTGCCGCCCGGGGTATCGGTGTTTGTTTGTCCTTCCTGACGGCGTGCTTCAGGGGTTCTCCGTTCTCCGCCCGAAACGCGGCCCCGAAACTTTGGTCTTCGGCGTCAATGGACGACTCTACACGAGCCAATATCCCTTCGACTCCGCGACGATTCTCCCTGACGTCGAACTGTCCTCGACAGCAGGGCAATTTTATTTCAAGCAGGTGGAGCAATCCGTCGAACTCAACGCGGATAATTCGATTACGTTCATCACGCCGAAAAACCTTCTGATTATTCAGGACGGCGGCTATACGGCCCCGGTGATTTACGACGGCACCCGGGCGGTTCATTCTCGGGGCGCGGGCTCCATCCCCATCGGCGCAATGATGGAATGGGTTGGCGACCGGCTGTGGGTGGCGAATGGCGCGTCGCTCTATGCATCGGACATCAGCAACCCCACGTCGTTCACGGAACAGCAATACGTTTCGGGCGTCGGGTTCTTCACGATGCCGCAGGAAATCACGGGCCTCGCGCGGACGCTCGCGACAGATTTTTCTCAGTTGTTCGTCTTCACGCGCAACACCACACAGTTGCTTCAGGCCAGCATCCGCGACCGTTCGCAGTGGGCCGTCACACAGAATTTCCAGAAGGAACTTTTCCCGAACATCGGCTGCGTCTCCGCGCGGTCCATCAAAGCACATTACGGTTTGCTCTGGTGGTTCTCGGAACTGGGACTGATTAATCTCGACGCGGCGGCCAGCGGATACATCTCCTCGACGCTTCCTTATCAGGATGCCGAGATGCAGGAAAGCAAGGGCCGCCTGTCTCAGGATTTGTCCGGCGTCGCGTGCGCGAGTTTCGAAAATTATTTTCTCGTCAGCGTTCCCTACGCGGACCAATTCAACCGCCATACGTGGTGCCTCGACAACACAGTATTTCCCGGCCGCCAGCAACGTGAACCCGCGTGGAATAGTTTCTGGACTGGCACGCGGCCGGTGGAATGGTTGACCGGCGAGTTCAGTGGGCAGACCCGGGCGTTTTATATCTCCGTCGATTACGATGGAAAAAATCGTCTGTGGGAAGGCTTCATGCCCGACCGGCTGGACAACAATTGTCCCATCACTTGGTGGGCGGAAACCCGCGCTTACAATTTTGAATCCCCAAAGAAAAACAAAGTGTTCCGTTACGCGGAAGTCTTCATGCAGGAATTGTCAGGCGTGGTGGACGTGGCTGTTTTTTGGGCAGGGTCTCACCGAGGGAAATACAAACGCATTTCGACGCGCCGACTTTTGGCAAACACTGCAACGTTTATCGCAGGCGAGGAAGTCCCGGCCGACGAACGAATCGTCGCGCTGAAAAAGCAGTCTCGTGACTGGTTCACGCAGGACGGCCACGCTATTCTTTCGGACGAGACTTTGGATTCGTGTGAAGTCGAGTCTCCCCGGACTGAGGACGTGGACCGCGCGTTTCAAATTTTGATTGTGGGCTCCGGCCCCGGCGCGGTGAATGCCGTCATCGGATATGCAGAGCCGCCGGTCAACGACGATGATTCGGGTGCGTGCGCTCACGACGAGACCGAAGAGAATTTTGTGCGCTTCGATG